ATCCATACACACATCAAACAGTTCTTGTTTGATCGGTGTGCGATCACCAAGACTGTTCATAAAATCCTCGTATTCGTCTTTACCAGCCTTAGTGCGACGGTCGAATTTTGGTTCTATCACAAACTCATCGTAGAACTTGTCCAACTCAAGAAAGACAGTGTGTTGCACTCTGCCTTCTAAGAGAGCTGGGGTTTGCACCATCTCTTTCTGGTTTTTCCATGTGTAGGGATCAGCGATGATGGTTGTAAGATCGTGAGATCTCCACGCTTTGATTGCTGCATACTCCTCATAACTGAGGCCTTCAAACACACCTTCTTTAAACGACACTAAATAATCCTCCTAAGATCAGTCCAGCAAGAAAAGCTAACGAAAGTGCATACCCGGTATAGCGGGGTATGCTAACGTATCTAGTTATCCAATCTAGGATCGTCGCCTCTGGCAAACCGAATGTACCAAGCACTTTTAGCCAAGTCTTGCGACTCATCGTTGCCCTCCTTTTTGCTGGCTCTCCACAAGTATTTGAAACTTGCGATCTTGCAATAGGTTTTCACCGCATCAAGACCGAAGGCGGCAACCATCGCATCAATACATTCTATGCCGTTCTCCGTATCTTTATAGTGCGGTGGTGAATTAACCAGATCGGTTTTTCTAGGTCTGCCACGTTTAGCCATGCTTTCTCCTCATGTGCGGTGGTTGGTAAGATTAATCCCGTGTTAGATCGGGGTGTAACGGATGTGGCATCTCACCTATTTCTCATCAGGGAGCTGACCCCACCGCTGGCCGACCTTAAGTGTTACGCCCCACTAGAATGGTATGTCATCCTCAAAATCATCCGCAATCTTTTGTGGTGGCATTGTTCCTGACTCTGGCGACTTGGGTTCTGGTGCTGGTTCTGTAATAGTAGCCTCACCACCTTTGCCAGATCCTTTCTTCATAGCGTTCTGAACCTCTAGGCATGGATCGACCTGATCCTTACCTATCTCATCACACCCGCCGATACGGTACTGTAAGAATCTAGGTAACAGCTCAAACTTGTCACACATCTCTTTGCTTTCTGCATCGCTCTCACCAGAGAACTCTTTGCAGTATGCTTTGAGATTAAAAAACTCCAGCTCATTGTGGGTAGGCAGTTTGCGTAACTCACCGTCTTTATCAAAAGCGTTTTCAAACTCCAACACTCTCTCAACCTTGTCGTTGCCCGTATTGGTTTTACCTGTTCGCAACATACAGCCTTTGCCTAAGAACTGGAGAATATCGATGCCCGTCTTTCTTTCTGCATCCGTAAAGCTTTTACCACGCCACTCACCAAAATCTTGAGCTATAGCTGACTTCTCACCGAAAACCAGATTGTAAGACTTGAATATGCTCTTAGGCTTATCGTCAGTGGTTCTTTCATCCGGCAGTTCCCAGTAGACATAGATCTTATGTTTGATGCCAGGATACGCACCACCTTCTTCGGCAGTGCCACCATCAACGATCTTGTAACAGATCGCCTTATGCTTCCCCGGCTCGATGGCCTCGAACTCTTTTGACTCTCCGTCATACTGGTCCGATACAACGAAACTTTCCATTTGCGCTCCTTGTGTTTTTGCAAAAAGATATTGTATTGTACACATCCGAATATATTGGACAACCCATGTCAGAATTTATAATTCAAGATAAGTCAGCAAAAGATACGAGTTTTCCAATAACCGGCGACCTCAGAGCACAGTTTGTAGCGTGGTTACTAGAGCAAGGTGTAGAGGTCGATGAAACCAAGATCATGGATCAGGGCGCAGTCAATCGCGCTAAGTGGGTTGGTTCACACAAGAATAAGAAAGACGTTTGGTTTCAGTGCTGGTTTGATCAGAGCAGACCTTACGGACGATTTGGCGATTGGAAGACATCTGGCAAGGATGTTCTAGGACAATGGAACGCAGAGAACAGCGAGGGTCGTAAGCTTACTAAGGCCCAGATTGAGCAGATAAAAGAAGAGACACGGATCCGCAAAGAGGAGTACGACAGAGAACAAAAGATCAAATGGGATCAGGCGGCACTGGAATGTCAGGAGATCTGGAATAAGGCACAAAAGACTGACACACATCCTTATCTGCAAAAGAAAGGTGTGATGAGCCATGGCTTACGGGTCCACAAGGATGGACGGTTGCTGATACCGCTGTACAACATGGAGTTCAAGATCCAATCGCTACAGTACATTGATGACAACAATCGCAAGCTTATGCACAAAGGGGGCAAGGCCAGTGGCGGTTTCTTCATCATCGGCAAGGAGCTGATCAAGCAATCGCACACACTTAACTATGTGGAAGGCTATGCCACCGGGGCCAGCTTTTATAACGATTACAGAGAACCAGTGATCGTATGTTTTAGTGCTGAGGGCCTAAAGGTTGTCTCAGGTCAGATCTTTGAAAGACAGCAGGAAAAGCTACACCGATTTATTGCAGACAACGATGAGAGCAACACTGGGAAAGAGAAAGCAGAACAGGCTGCTGGGTTGCTTAAACAGAAGAATGGCAATGTAGAGATCAAGATGCCGTCTGAGGTGGGTGACTATAACGACATGGTTACAGCACCAGACCAAGAGTTTCTCGCAAAGGACATGGAGAATGTGCCGGTCCCGACTCTCCCAGATTGGCAGAAGACGGACAAGGGAACGTATCTCAACGTCAAACAAAACCTGGTGGGGGTTCTGTTAGAGAACAATATTGATGTGGCGTACAACGTCATAAAAAAGCGTATGGAGATCAAGATCCCCGACGCAGACTTCATATCAGATCTGGAAGAGGGATCAGCGATTGCGGAGATCGAGGATCGTTGTATCCAGAAAGGTGTGCCTCATAACAGGGTGGTGTTCAACATTCCGCTGGTGGCCAGAGAGTTCAATCCTGTCAAGGAATGGATCATGAGCAAACCATGGGATGGCAAGTCCCGACTGCAAATGCTGTTGGATACGGTTCAAGCAGAGGATGACAGGCTCAAGAACATATTGATGAAGCGTTGGCTGTTGGGATGTGTGGCGGCAGCTTGCAGTCATAAAGGTGTAAGTTTGGAGGGCATACTTGTATTCCAGGGCAAGCAAGGTCTGGGTAAGACCCAATGGCTCAAATCTCTGGCCCCCAGAGACAGCGATTGGCTGTTAGAGGGTGCAACACTCAACCCGGCATCAAAGGACAGTGTGAAGCAATGTGTGAGCTACTGGATATGTGAGCTGGGTGAGCTCGGATCTACGTTTAAGAAGGCTGACATCGATCAATTGAAACAGTTCACCACCAAGGACAGTGATGAACTCAGACTGCCATACGACCGTACCTGGTCGAACTATAACCGACGAACCGCTTTCTATGGTTCAGTAAACGAGCGTGAGTTCCTGACTGATACAACTGGCAACCGAAGGTTCTATACAGTCAGATGCACCAAGATCAACTACCGACACTCCATCAATATGCAACAGGTCTGGGCTGAGATTAAACAAACCATGTTCGACATGGGCGAATCCTGGTTTCTCTCCAGTGAAGAGCGTGAGCTGTTACAGGATAGCAACGAACTCAGCAGAACCCAAAGCGCCGTCGAAGACTTGCTCTTACAGCACGTTACGTTTGACAGCGACAACACCAAACCAGTTCAACAGACTCAACTGCTCAGAGATCTGGGCATCGCTAATCCAAGGATGGCTGACTTCAAAGAGGCTGCGCGAGTCCTTACCGACCATGGCATCCAACCAAGATACACGGGTGGCAAGAAGGTTTACGACGTAGACTACACACCCATCGAGAAGGACCAATACCCCACTTCTGGCTGGTCGGGTTAGGTGTGTATGGTGGTGTGGGTGTGTACACCAATGGTGTGAATGTACAAATGTATACATCAGTTTTTGGTGTAGACAAAAGTGTTGAGATGTACAAATTTAAATTACATTACACTATACATTTTTTTTCCATTGTTAAGTGTTTGTTTTTACTGCTGATTATGATAGAGGTAGAGTGAGTATAGTAAATAGTAAACTTTATTTTACTTAGTATATTTATACAAATGTATATATGTTTTCTATATGGGGTATATGGTGTACTTACATTACCTCTACTCACTAAGTAGGAGAGCGTATGCAACAGCAGTTTAAAATACACTGTTCGGATTACGAGATCGAGTTCGCGAGGTGGAGGGCTGAAAATGATCGAGAGAGATTTGTTTGGCGAGAACCGCGATTGAGTTATGATGAAGCGCGAACCACTTTTGATGAGATGCGGAGAAAAGGATGGCGAATCGACCAGTTGGCAGACCAAGGAAAGAGAAGCCCAAGTTAGTCGAAGTACCAATACAGTTTGAGTCAGATCCGGAACTGGGACTGACAGATATGCAGAGCAGTTTCGTATGGCATTACACCGAAGGTGGGTGTTCGATGACTGAAGCAGCCCGACGGGCTGGATTCACGTTTCCATCCCAGGCTGCAAACAAGATGCTCAACGGCAGGGATTTTCCAAACGTGACGAAGGCCGTGAGGCTGGCGCAGGAAGAGTTCAGAGCAAAGTACAGTGTCACACCAGAGAAGACGGGCTCCATGCTTTGGAAGATCGCCAACACCGCATTTGAGAACGGCGCTTTCAATGCCTCAGTCCAAGCGATCAAAGAGCTGAATCAGCTAGGCGGTTTAACGGTGCATCGCTCACAGAACCTCAACATCAACGCCACGCTTGAGAACATGAACAAGGACGATATCAAGAAAAGGCTCAACCAACTGCTGGGCCTGGACGATACGATCCGTGACGATGATATGTGACTAGCGGCTGGATGTAATAACGAAGTTTGGTTGAGAAAGTGGCCTCTTTCTCCCCAGCCCGTCAAAACTCAGAAAAAAATCCAAAAAATGCTCAGAACGCATGGTTTTTATGCCCAAAACGCATAAAAAAGTGTGGGATTGTGTACATATGTGGTCACAAAGTGTGTAGACAGTGTACAAAACGGTCGCGACAGCCTGTATGAGCGTGTGTGTCGCGCTCGATCCGACCCAAGGGACCCCTATGGACTCGGAAAAAGCCCGTCAGATCGCTTTAAATTAGGACCCCCGCACCCCCCTAAATAGCAGCGTCGCGTCGTCGCGTTGCTATAGCTAAGTTTTATAGATTCAATGCTGGGAAAAAAAGTTTGTGGGACTCCTTGCAGCCCGGTCGTGTCGTGTAAGGGAACCCGAAGGTTCTCCGGACTGCAAGAAGTATGAGGAGAAGGACCCAAAGGTATCCACTTCCGAGTGGAAAATCTAGTTTTTTTGAATACAATCGCCACATGGTTTCAAGTCGTGACAAAGGAGCATCGTTTGAGAGAAAGATCGTCAGGTCTTTGAACGACTTCTTTGTGGACAACGAAATCGAGATTCAGTGCAAGCGCAACCTTGATCAATATCAAGCCAACAACCTCTGCGACATCGAGATTCCAGGCTGGGCGATTGAGTGCAAAGCGTACAAAGATGGCTGGTGGTATCAGGAGGCGTGGTGGAAACAAGTCAAAGAGGCTTGCGGCGACCGCATCCCAGCCCTGATCTGGAAGTTCAACAACAAACCAGTGCGTGTCACGTTACCGATTCACGCAATCAACATCGGTTTCCCCAAAGATAACGACAAGGTTGTGGTCGTGACTTTCGATCAGTGGTTGGATATCCTGATCAACAACAAATATTTCCAACGTGAGGTCGCGTGATGGCAAGAATTGACGAAGAAGACATCTTTGAACCAACGATGGAGATGCTTAGGCGCGAAAACAGACCTCAGGCGCCAGAAGTAATGGTTGAACAGCCGATGTTTGGCGGTCCTATGGAAAGGATGCGAAGCATACAAGGGGATGGGAACACGAAAAATGTCGTGGACATCGTTGGGAGCCGTGGAACTGATCAGGTTTTCCGGCAGTTGATGAGTTCTCCTAATTTTCGCGCTTATATAGAGGTCGAAGACATACCACCAGCGACTTTGGCTGAATCAAAACGGGTTTTTGATTACTTGGTGAAAGAAAGATCCATCAATGATGCGATTAAGTATCTTTTTGAGACTTTTGGTCAGGCTCCGAAGTCTGATTTACCTATTCGTGAGAGTTTGGGTGTCTCTCCTATAGAACAACGGATCACTACATACAATGAATCTGTTATGTCATCTGGTGATCCGATGGACAGAGGCATAAACGCTTTGCGATAACCATGGGACTCCTAAGACGCCTCATAAAAAAAGCGCAGACTGACTTCGGTGTTTACAGCCTAGCCGAAGAGATCGCTTTGAACTCACCGCAAAACATCCAGCGCGGTGATGATTATAAGCGGATGTTCTTGAATAACGGTGTCAAGCCAGAGGAGCTCGAAGAGCTTGGTTTGAATGAGCTGTTCAAGCAGGACCGAGTGAATCAGCGTGAGATCCTCGACACGATCTCTGAGAATCGTATTGAGTTTGAGGTAGCTGAGTACAAAGGTAGTGCGCCGTCGAACCATCACATGGAAACTAGGGAGTTATCTTTTGATGAAGCTTACGAAGGTAGCGAATACCTTTCTGAAGAGATAGATCGCTTCACAAGAGATGAGCCGGATCTGCTGTTCTCTCAGCCTTATCAGGTGGGAGGAGATATAGAAGTATTTGCGAAAAGCTTGAGATCGAGCGACAGAGCTGTAGAGGAGTTAAAGGATCAGCTCACCGAATGGTGGGAAAGGTTCCTTAGTTTCGATCAATTACCGAATGATGTTCAAACGGCCTTAGAAGAACTGGCTGAAGAATATGTTCGTGATATGTATCAATTTGATCCCGTTACCGAGGTAAGACTTCATGTTGATGGAGAGCCGACTGATTATGCGTTGATCAATCAAGAAGGCGCAGGAGATGAGTGGTTCCCAAGAGGTGATGCGCCTCAGTTTCTCCGAAGACACTTCACTGGCGATGGAATGCGAGGTGTTGGACCTAGAGTACCCGATGTCAGCAGTCTTAGTGAAGCGGAGGTACAGCTCGAAGCCCTAGCTTTGGATAATGGTGAAATATCCTTTGAGGCAACAGACGGCTTACGATGGGGAGAACACACCCTTCCCGGTGGAGAGAACGCCCAAGAACTGGTATTCAAGCTAAAACTCCCAGAGATCCGGTTCGAGGAAGACGTTCATTACCCAGATCAATATAACCAGGTCTTTCATGTCAGAACGAAGGATCGATTCGCACCTGACGGTGACAAAATACTCTTTATAGAAGAGTTTCAATCGGATTGGGGTCAAACAGGACGTAACTTTGGTTTCGTAGAACCAGATGTCATTAAAGCTGGTGGAGCCGAAGCACAAAGGATCATAGAACGGTTGGCGGCAGATATCGATGTGCCGTTAGAATCTTTGATGAATCTTGATTCTCCTAACACTTATTTCAACCAACTCGCGAATGTCGTCGGAACCGGGAAGATACCGACTGAAACGGTTTATCGTGGGGAACTGCCTCCAGAAGTTGAGATTCGATCTGATCAGTTGAACAACTTCCGAAGATTGATAGCAGCAAGGAGAGATATATTCCGACTCCAGCGAGAGGTTGGAAATCGAATGTATTCCATCGCGAAGGTTAGTTTCGTGAATCCGGAATCCAGAGACACCCTAGTTAGGAATCGTATAGCAAGTCGGTACGATATTGATGAGTTTGGATCTGGGCAGGAGATGAATGATGCGATATTCAAAGAGTTGCAGGACATACCGATTGATGAATCGGGTAACTTCGATGTCGAAAACGATCTGGTCAGAGGGATTCTGAGAGCCGCGATCAGAGAGGATCCAGAACTTGAACAGCAGATTATACGGGGGCTTTTTGATCGCGAAGGTGGAGTATTGTCAGATGGTCCAACTATACAGGATATGGAGTTAACTCTTCGCAACCAATATCTGATGAAAGCACTAAGGAGCTCAGACGATGAGTTGGAACAGCGAGGTCTTCCGAGAGACTTCATAAACAAAATCGACTCCGCTATCGCTGACTTTGAAAGAGATCCTACCAACAAAAAAGCTTTGGAGATGACAGCTCCTAATACGAGTTTTCAAAACAGAGCTCCGTTTGTGACTAGCTCTGAAGGTTGGAACCGACTCGGCATCAAGTACATATTCAACAAAGCAGCCGAAGAAGGTTACGACGGGGTAGCCTTTTCGCCTGGACAAGTTCAATACGACCGTTGGGGCCGTGAAGGTTTGATTGATGCGTATGACAAAACGATCCCTTTCGCGATCAGCAAAGTCATAAACCCGGCTACACCCGATAGCAATAAACCAAAGCTTCTGCCTCTAGAATCCGCTGACGGTGAAGAATACTCGGCGAAGATCTATCGGTTTGAAGATCCTACTAAGGATGGCAAGACCATCGCTGACAAGTCGCAAAGGGCTACGATGTTCAGCGCACCCATTGGTGCTGGAGTGATCGGCTTACAAGCCTTGTCGCCAGAAGAAGCTGCTGCTCAAGAAGTGACTGCCGCCGAAGCGGAAACCATGATGCGAGTGCCGGAAGAGACAGGTATCACCAACATCTTTAGCGATATCGGCAAGACGTTGTACGGAGCTGGTGAGGTTGCATATGAGGGCTTGTCTGATTTGTTATTGGAACCTTTGATGGGCATGGCTGGAGCGGAGGCTGCTTTTGAGAGAGGTGCGAGTCCAGAGGAGATTGAAGAGGCGCGAAAGCGAACAATCGGTTTAATTGATTTTGAAACTCAAAGTCCTAGAGGCAGAGAGCTAAAAGAGAGTGCCTTACAAGGTCTGGGATCTCTGGGTGAATATCTCATGGAGCCGACAAGGGAATACGACCCTTATTACCTCAAAGCTATGTTCCAAGAAGGGCTTGTTCCAGCAACAGAGGCCATGACTGAGGCCGGTCTGGGAATTATCGGGCTAGACCCCAGAGATACGCCAGAGCAAGAAAGGATCCGGAAAGAAGCTGCTAGACCAGTGGTTGAAGCCGTCCAGCCTCTTTAGAATATTCTTCCATCCACTGGTAGATCAGATCAATCCTTTCATCTTCGTCTTCGACGTAGTGATGCTTTTTCAGAACGTGATGGATCATCTCTACTGCTTCTTTATCGTTGCCTGATCTAGCCAAAGCAGAACTCATATTCCGATACATCTTTTCTCTGGGATTGTAGCTCATGAGGCGTTAACCAACTCTCTGTCACCCTCTGGTGTATTCACATACACCCGAAACGATTTGTTGCTCCGTGATAGCTGTTTGACCTTCTTCTCGATCAGGTTCTCGTACTGATCGGCTGGGCATTTGCGAGTCATGACAAAGCCTTTTCCCCCTGGCGTTTCCATGAACTCTTCTAGCTCGTACACATCATTCATAGTCTCTCTCCTGTTTCCAGAGTCTAATAATATAGTTTGCTTCGGGTCCAGCGTCATGTTCTCCATCCAGAGCATGACGCATCGTTTTCATCAATTGGTTTGAGATACGTCCGGATTGTTCCACATGGAACATGGCGTATAAGCGATCTAAAGTCAGAAAGTATTTATCCATGTTTACTCCTGTTTAAAAAATCCCCGACTTTCGACCACGCCGGTCGGGGGCGACGCTTCTTAGGACGGAGTAAGCCCTTGGTCAAACTGTTGTCTCTAAGTCTTCTGGCGCGATAACCTTTGCCTCGGTATCAGTTCCGTCAGTAAGAACGTGTGGACATATCTCTTTATTAACGAAAGAATCTCTCACGAACACCACCCTTGAGCCAATCGGTTTCCCAGCCCACTCACCGGATTGGTAATACCTCTCGTGCTTCAAGGTTCTAAAATGCCAGCGTCGATAGTGAGATCCCTGCTTCCGGCCCGTGTAACCTTTCGGCCCTCGCAGTGTGAAAAGGTCCGGCTCTTTTTTGTCTGTCGGGTTTAGACCTTTACTAAGGAACTTGGCGTTCTCTTTTTTGAACGGCACTCCTCTGTGCAACACCTCATCGCCCAATGCGTTGATGTAGACCATGATGCTTGCCACGAGCTTGACTATCACAGTAACATCACCATCCATTTTGACAGGGCGACGCTCAAGAGATTTACTGGAGATGAGATTCAAACCAATGGACTCTATCTCTGCAGCTATCTCATCATCCTGACTTTTTTTGTATCTTGTCAGCCAACCATCAACGAACTTCTTTGCCTTTTTGTCTCCAGCTTGCGACATCAGCAAGCCAGTGAACAGCGGTATGGAGTAATGCTTAGTTTCACCACCGAAGCTAATTGCTACAGAGGTTCGCGCATAGAAATGTTCCTCAAACTCAAGTTCTATCAATTCCTCAATCTGCTCATCCGTGTAGGAAGAACTGAAGGGCTTTTCTGACATTTCTGATAGCTCCGTTCTACGCTTTTCAAAGTTTGTGTAAACCCCTCTCCAAAGACCTTCAAGGTGGTATGCAGTAGATACACCACCTTTAGATTTCGCGTATTCTATTCCTGCTTTCGCAGCGACCATTTGCTTGTGAGAGAAAGGAGAGATGCTGACAAAGACAGATGGCACATCTACTCCCTCAAACTCAAACCCTTCTGGGATCATCAGCATAAAATTTTTGAGACACGCTGACAGATCCAGACCGTCTACATGATACTCAGCGTTTGCTATGTCTTCTAACAAGTCGCTGGACTCAGGATAGATTACCAATCGGCTAGAGTCTGGGTCATTAAAAAACCAGCTAAGTGCAGCATACTCTGAACACATTTCGTCTGTGTAATGTCCAAGCAGTTGATCATCCATATCAGCCATGTTTGTTTGCCACTTTCTCCAATCAAAAAAGGGACGAATATAATCCAGAGCCGTTTGCTCAAGCTCAGTCGTGAAAAAATCCTCGTTAGCTTCGACATGGGCATTCCCCAATAAATCAACCAGATCATCATCGTCGGCATCAAAGATGGCTTCCGTAAAGCCGGATATATCAGTGTCTATCTTTACGTTTTTGACCTTAGTTAAATGCGCTTTTTTCTTAATGAAAGGCGCTGTGTCCCTCAAATGTCTTTTTCCTTCCTGCTTAACAGGTGCGGTTAAAAAGACGCTATCTGGTCTGCAAATCTCTTTCATTTGATCAGAACCAAGCCGTGACAAAAATCGTGACTCTGCCGATTTTGTGACGAACATTGGGCAAAGACCAATCTCTTTTGTAAAACCGGACCGAAAATAAGCTGTCTGCGACATTAGCTCTGCGAAAACGAAGTTCAGCGCACCTATGTTGTCTTGTTTGATAATCCTCTCAAAGACAGGGGATAGCCACTCTTTGCTTTTGAAAAACACGAAGTTTTCTTGACGACTTGTTTTGAGAAGAAGTTTGACCCGGCCCTGTATGCCTTTGAAGTATTTGCCAAGGTGTGTTTGCTGAATGCTGGTTATTGGTTTGTAACCTTTCATAAATTGATCCTCCTATTCAAGAATCTCTAAATCTACACATCACAACATTTATTTGCAAGTTTGTGTACACACTATTTTTTGCCTATAATTTTATCTTCTTATTCTAAAATGGAGTTCAAATGTCAGTAGTCAGACCAGCAAATGCAATGGTGGTGAGTCGGGTGTTGATCTATGCCCGTGTATCCACCAGCGAACAAGTTAAAAGCGGAACGTCGCTTTGCCAACAGGTCAACATCTGTGAGGAGTTTGCCAAGGCGAAATGGCCACACTGCGAGATCGTACATTTCTTAGATGAAGGCAAGTCTGGAACCATCCCAATTCTTGAAAGAGAGAAAGCTAGAGAGATGACTGACTATATGGAAGAGAACGATGTGATTATCTGCACTCGCTTAGACCGACTATCGAGAAACGCAAAAGATCTTTTGGCTACTATTCCAGCCTTTCAAGATTCACGAGTCTTGGTTTACTTCTGCGAACAGTTTGGCGATATGCCGGTGGTGTATCCCAATGAGAAAGACAACCAAGGTCTGCGTGGCCGATTTGATATGAACCGGATCGCTAACGAAATCATGCTGATGGTTTTATCAGCAGTGGCAGAGATAGAACACGGCACGATCTTAGATCGTTTTGCTGATGGAAAGATGTACTGGTCAAAAGAGGGATACTCTATCGGCGGTCCTACGCCTTACGGCTTTCGCAAGGTAGAGGAGTGGCATGGCCATAAGCGTCGCGTGAAACTTGTTGAGGTCGAAGAGGAACAGAAGGTTCTGGAACACATCTATCGGTTACGCGATAGAGGGCTTGGACCCAGACGAATCTGTAAGCAGATCAACTCGTTGTTTGATGTGGACTTCAACCATCGCAAAGTCCAGAACATTCTTGATCGCAAATTCCAAGCTGTTCGCAAAGTGAAATAGAATATAGAATGATGGTCTTTTCGGAGGCCATCATGACAGCGAAAGAAAATATCCAAGAGGCTATCAAAGAAATGGAAGCCTCCTTAGCAACCGACTTTCTTACGGATTCGGTTCGCGACATCATGACCAGAGCAGTCAACTTTTTGAAAGATGCAGAGTCTCAGCTAGATGGCTAACATTACAGGTTGGGGTCGTGGCACTTGGGGTCAGGGAGCGTGGAACGAAGCGATCCCGGTTGAACCCACTGGTCAGGCGATTACCTCTGGTCTAGGCGCACCAGCAATTACGGCAGATGCCAATACATCTGTCACCGGATTTGGGCTGACATCAGGTGTTGGTGCAGTCACCGTGATTGCCAAAGCCAACGCAGAGCCAGCGGGTCAGCAGATCACATCCGGACTCGGCGCACCTTCGGTGGTCGCCAAAGCAAACGTATCGTTAACCGGCCAAGCGATCACATCGGGTGTAGGTGCGGCAACGGTCGTCGCCAGAGCAATCGTGAATCTGCCGGTCATCTCCGGCATGACCAGTGGGCTTGGGTCTGTCACCACCGTCGCCAAAGCAAACGTATCACCCACGGGTCAAGGCATCACATCTGGGCTGGGTTCTGTCACGCTCACTTGCGATAACAATATCACTGTTGATGGTCAGCAGATTACATCGGCGGTTGGTGATCCCAGCACTGTCGCGAAGAGCATCGTGCAGCTCACGGGTCTTGGTGCGACACTTGATCTGAGTTCCGTATTGGTGTACGGCAACATAGACACTGACCAAACACCAAATTACACTAATGTAAGTACATCACAGTCGGCTGGGTATTCTGGCGTGTCAACTTCACAGTCGCCTGGTTATGACGAAATAGACGCTGGCAGAGATGCAGCATAGAGAGGAACAAATATGGCTACGTTCGTAAACGACCTTCGCCTCACAGAATTGGCCACCGGGGAGGGCTCGGGCTCTTGGGGCACGACCACAAATGTAAATTTGGAATTGATTGGTGAGGCTTTCTCATTTGGCACAGAGGCGATAACAACCAACGCAGACACGCACACAACGACTATCGCAGACGGGTCCACAGATCCCGGTAGATCCCTGTTTCTGAAGTACACCGGAACTCTGGACTCCGCTTGCACAATCACGATAGGGCCGAATACCGTTTCAAAATTGTGGTTTATCGAGAATGCAACATCAGGGGGATTTTCGATCATCATTAGCCAAGGATCGGGTGCAAACATAACCATCCCTAACGGCCAAACTAAGGCGATCTATTCAGACGGAGCTGGTTCGGGCGCTGCAATGGTCGATGCCTTCCAAGACCTATCGATCCCAGATTTATTCGTAGATGATGATCTCACGGTTGGCGATGATCTAATCCTTTCCTCTGACAGTGCAATCATCAAGTTTGGCGCGGACGCTGATACCACACTAACCCACACCGATGGATCTGGTCTGACACTCAACTCTACGAACAAGATCATGTTCAACGATGCGAGTCAGTTCATCCAAGGATCTAGTGCAACGGTTCTATCTCTGGGGGCGACAGATGAAATAGATCTGACTGCAACCGCTATTGATGTCAACGGAACCATTGATGTAAGTGGTAACGCCACGTTGGGTGGAACTCTAGGTGTAACCGGAGCAGTAACAGCCGATGCCGGTATCTCAATCGACAACATAACGATTGACGGGACTGAGATTGATCTGTCTTCTGGAGATCTGACCATCGATGTAGCTGGCGACATTATATTAGATGCAGAAGGCACAGAAATTAAGTTGAGTAAAGCTGGCACTGAATTTGGAAAGTTTGCGACAGACATAGGCACACCTACGGTATTTGAAATCTCATCTTCAGTGTCAGATGGAGACATCGTGTTCAAAGGCAACGATGGCGGCTCTGGAATTACAGCATTGACTTTGGATATGAGCGCTGCTGGCGCAGCCACATTCAACGATAAGATCACGGCGGTTGGAACTTCTGTCTTTACCAACTTGGATATCTCAGGCGACATAGATGTAGACGGCACCACCAACCTCGACGTTGTAGACATAGACGGTGCTGTAGATATGGCCTCTACGCTACAGGTAGATGGTGCGATTACTTCTTCTGCTGGAGCGACTATAACTGTTGCTGATAATAGTGCTGCTTTAACTCTTATTAGCACAGATGCAGATGCCGATGTCGGGCCAGTGTTCATATTGAAAAGAAACTCTGCTAGTGCAGCAGATAATGATTTTCTTGGAAGGCAGCAGTTCGTTGGAAAAAATGATGCGGATGAAGAGTTTGTACTCACAGATATTTTAACAAGAATCACAGATGCGTCTGATGGAACTGAAGATGCCAGATTTGATCTTAATACGATGGTTGCTGGTACGAGCAGAAACAGAATTACTGTTTCAGCGACAGAAACAATAATGAATGAAGGCGCAGTAGACTTAGACTTCAGAGTAGAAGGAGACAGCAACGCAAATCTTTTTGTAGCTGATGCTTCTACGGATCGGATAGGAATTGGGACTAACAGTCCAGGCCATCTTTTAGATGTCGCTGGAGAAGCAAGATTTAACAGTAACATACGTCTTACAGAAGCTACGAGCAGCTCAGAAACAGGATCTATCAATCTTGCAGACACAGGCTTAATGCAGATTCAAGCTTTTGCAACAAATGGTGAAATTGCTTTTGATACAGGATCATCAGCCACAGAAGCGATGCGGATAGATGGCTCGCAACGAGTCTTAATAGGCTCGGATACCGCTGTCTCGGTTACAGGTGGAGCGAGACAATTTCAAATAGAAGGCACATCCGGCGTCACTGCTTCTATGTCAATCATCAGAAACACCAACAACGCCTCTGGGTCGGTGATTAGTCTATCTAAATCAAGAGGTGCATCAGATGGTGGTGTAACTATAGTACAGGAAAACGATGTATTAGGTGAATTACGTTTCGGTGGTGCAGATGGTGTAGATCACGATTCAACAGCAGCAGTCATCAAGGCTGCGGTAGACGCAACTCCGGGTAGTAACGATATGCCGGGGCGATTGGCATTTTTTACAACGGCAGATGGATCTGCTTCTGCAACGGAAAGAATGCGTATTACTAATGGAGGTGACGCAGGACTTGGCGGTGGGGCAAATATAAATATTGGAAACTTTGGTAGATGTTTCACGATAGTTGATTCCGCTGGATCAAACCAGACTGTAGGTCTTGAATTAGCCTTTGGCACTAACACAAGGGGCGCAGATCTTTATGTAGATAATCGCGCTTCAGTTAAATCTTTTATTATGAAAGCTGTTGCTAGCGATTTGGCGTTGCAGCTTGGCACTGATAATACGGAACGCTTTAGGATTGCAACGGACGGAGCGTTTGTTTTCAGTAAGAGCGGGGTTGTAAACGAAGACGGAGGGGATTTTGACTTCAGAGTGGAGTCAGACGCGGTTACTCACGCCTTGTTTGTGGATGCGGGTAACGGAACTGTCAATATAAACACTTCTTCAGGAGCCAAAGAGGGTTCAGCGGGTGGCATTCAAATGCAACTTGGTCAATCAGGGGCAGCAGCCGCACAAATATTTTTTGATGGTAATAGTGCCGATAGAGGGTATGTCATTGGAAGTGTCACCAACGATTTTATAATTTTCAATGAAACCTCTGCTGGAGTTTTCAAAGAAAGACTAAGTATTTCTGATACCGAAGTAACTTTCAATCAGGAATCCCAAGATATAGACTTCCGTATAGAGTCAGATACTGGAACTCATGCCTTTGGCGTAGACGCTGGGAACGACTGTGTATTCGTCGGAACCACCACCTCTTCAACGGATGCTGTCATGCAAGTAGGTGGAGACGCTGCAAATTTCTCTATCAAAATGGAGAACGCTTATGGTGCTGGTACAGCTCTTTACATAAACAACACTTCTAACACTGGCTGGATAGCTGCTAGGTTTCTTACCGCTGATACACTAGTGGGTTTCATTTCTGTAAGTACCTCGGCTACGGCATACAGCACTTCTGGATCAGATGAGAGATTAAAAGAAAATATTCAAGATTGGGATGAAAATGTTTTAGAAAGTTTTAAAAATTTAAAACCTAAAACTTTTAATTTCATAGCCGATGAAGAAAAGAAAAACCAAAAAGGCTACATAGCTCAAGATTTGGTAGATAGTTTCCCAGAAGCTTATCCACTAGAGCCAGAAACAGATAGATATTATTTTGCGCCTAGCCAAATGGTGGTGTATCTAATGAAGGCAATCCAAGAACAACAAGAACAAATAGAAGAACTAAAAACCGAAGTAGCCAAACTCAAAGGAGAATAACATGGCAATAACAACAACTTGGAGCGTCACTAACATGACGCACGTAGACGCAGATGGTGGGGTGATACTTGCTTACTGGTCATTAGTCGCAGCTAACGACGAGGCTTACGACGAAAGCACAGGCAAAGGTGGAGAGACAGCTACCGAAGGTGGTAAAAACCGTTTTACCTATGATGCGTCAGGTAGTGGGTTTATTAAGTATGACGATTTAAAAGAAAGTGATGTTCTCGGTTGGATTTACGAAGCTAATAAAAAAGGTGATGAGACAGCCGACGAGTATAAAGCTAGAATAGAATCTGAAAGAACAGCTAAAGTTCAAGCTCAAATTGATCGTAAGGCTACACAATCAGATGGACTACCTTGGAGCGCATAATGTCCGAAGAACAGAAAGAAGCTACAGTTGTATTCAACGATAAGAAGATCCCGATGTCACAGTTGAGTTTTCAGACCCAGCGAAACATGCAAAGGCTAAGTCAGTTGCAGAATCTCATTCCTAATCTGCAAGAGCAGTTATCAGAGGCTCAAGTTTTGTTGAAAGACTACAGCTCCAAAGTAAACGCTGCGTTAGAAGAAGCAGCATCAAGACAAGATGAAGTGGTTGAGACTTCCGAAGGTAAGCCTTGGGAAGAAGAGGCAACTCACTGATCGTCGGGACAGTATTAACTGTTCTAGTGGTGATGCCT